GGGATGCTCCGCCGCATAGCGGTCACGGATGCGTTTCCATGCTCTGCCGTACTTGCGGTTAACATCGGAGCTGCGCTCGTATTTGTCGTACTTTCGACGTTCCTCCACACGGTGTGGTTCACAGAACTGTCCCTCACAGAGGTTGGGACAGCCGGGATGAGAGCACGGACGCAGCGGTTTCTTCGGCATCGTTTCACCTCCTCGCGGTCAAAGAGGTTTGTGCTAAAATGTATGCGAAACCTCTTTGCATAGGAAAAGCCCCACGGGATTGCTCCCATGAGGCTGTCCTGGATTCTTTTTCGCTATTATAATGATACTACATTTAGGATGGGAACTCTACGGAACTATCGTGTACACTTTTTGCTTTCAGAATATCTGCTACCACATCCAAGGCGCGGTCGTGCAGTTTCTGTATCCATTTCCCGCTGTAGTGCATATCCACAGCAATCTGCTCCCAGGTGTGGAAGCACAGATACCGTTTCTCCAAAAGAATCTGGTACTCGGTGTTGTCTACAGACTTAATGACCTCTACGATCTCACGCTTCAGATCCACGAGCCGGTCGATGTCCCTGTTGATTTCTTCCTGCAGGTCAATGATCTTGCACACGGCATCTGCCATTGTGGAGCCGCCGCGATTGGGATTTCTCGGCATACCTGTCAATGTGGCGGTGCATTTGGTGGCAAGTTCATTCAGTGATGCGACCTGGGCGATTTTTGCGTCAATGCGCTGGTCAAAGTGGTGCGCCTGTGAGAGATATTCCTTTGCCGTCATGCCGCCGCCTCCTTATGCACCATGCGGCGAACACCTGTCATGAGATATTCGCCATCCAGGTCGGTCAGCATCCCGTACCAGCCGGAACGGAAGAACCGCTCCAAGGACGTCACGGCATCGGCATCCTTGTTGTTCGGAAAGCGGTAATGCTGTTTGAGGGCTTTTTTGTAGTCTTTTACGGCCAGTTCTACAATGGCGTTGGCTAATGCCTGATAGGGGTTCATATGCGTACCTCCGATACTTTTAAGATCCTCGGATTGGCACGGATTTTCATTGATTTTCTCAGATTTTCAAGTCCGCTTTTACGGCATCAATCAGTGCCGTCTGTGTATGCTCCTTTTGGGAGAGAACTTTCATGATGCGGTTGTCAATGGTGCCCTTGGTGACGATGTGCTGCACCACCACAGTTTTGGAGACCTGTCCCTGCCGCCACAGACGGGCTACCGTCTGCTGATACAGTTCCAATGACCAGGTAAGGCCGAACCACACAAGCGTAGAGCCACCGGATTGTAGATTCAAACCGTGTCCGGCAGAGGCAGGATGGATAAGTGCTACGGGAATTTCTCCGTTGTTCCATCTGCGGATGCTGTCGGAGTCGTCCAGGCGTGAGAACGGGATATGCAGTTTTTTCAACCGTTCCGAGATACGGGTAAGGTCGTGCTTGAACCAGTAAGCCACCAGAATCGGCTTGCCGTTAGCGGCTTCGATGATGTCCTCTAAGGCATCCAGCTTGCGGTCGTGAATTTGAATGACTTCGCCGTTATCATCGTAGATAGCACCGTTCGCCATCTGGGACAGCTTGCCGGAGAGGGATGCGGCATTTGCAGCGGTAATCTCGGCGTCACCCAGAGACAGCACCAGTTCCTGTTTGAGGTCGGTGTATTTCTGATTTTCTTCATCGGACAGCTGAACGGTGTATTCGCTGCTGATCAGTTCCGGCATCTGCAGGTGGTCGGTAGATTTCATGGAGATCGTAATATCTGAAATCTGCCTGTAGATAGCATCCTCCGCATACGGCAGCGGCTTGTAGGAATAGATAATTTGACCATTCCGCTTGTCCGGCTGAAAATAGTCGGTGCGATATTTGGTGATGAACCGTCCCAGACGCTGTCCCATGTCCAGAATACGGAACTCTGCCCACAAATCCATCAGCCCATTGGAAGCGGGCGTGCCGGTCAGTCCAACGATACGGCTGACTTTTGGTCTGACCTTCAGTATTGCCTTGAACCGCTTGGTGTTGTGGTTCTTAAAAAGGACAGCTCGTCAATCACGATCATGTCAAAGGTGAATGAAATGTCGCTTTCTTCAATGAGCCATTGGACATTCTCGCGGTTGATGATATAGATATCTGCCGGTCGCATGAGGGCGGCCTTGCGTTCCTCTGCCGTGCCGACAGCCACGGAGCAGATGAGGTTCTGAAGGTGATCCCACTTATCTGCTTCAGCTGTCCATGTGTCCCGTGCCACTCTGAGGGGAGCGATAACCAGCACCTTGTGTATCTCAAAGCTGTCGAACAGCAGGTCATTGATAGCAGTAAGGGTGATGCTCGTTTTGCCGAGACCCATGTCCAGAAAAACGGTAGCAATGGGATGTGTCTCAATGTAGTCGATGGCAAAAGTCTGGTATTCATGCGGTGCGTATTTCATCAAGGATACCTCCGATCTGTTCTTCACTGTCCAGAATGTAGACCCGAAAGCCCAGCCTACGCAAAAGCGTGTGGCGGGAGACTTGTAAAGCCCGTGGCTTTTGACCGGGAGCCTTTACCTCCACAAAAGCCATATGGCTTCCTGGCAGGAGGACAATTCGGTCGGGCATCCCATCAAATCCTGGAGAAACGAACTTCGGACAGATGCCGCCCTGCTTTTTTACCATCAGCGTTAATTTACGCTCGATTACTTTTTCTCTCATAATGCTTTCTCCTGTAAGGTTTTAATGACCTGGGTTAACCTCGTTGAATGTCATTTACAAGACTTTTTCTTATGCTTTTTTCCTTGAAATTTTCCCTAAGAGACTTTTTTGTAAATGACCTTAATTGAGGTTAACCCAGAGGTCTGTTAATTGAGGAAATCCTCACCGTCCGAGTCATCTGCTTTCAGTCGCACGCCTTTGATAAAACGCTTGTTTTTGACCTTAATGCGGTCGAAGCCCGCCCCCTCAAGGGCAGTATAGAAGTCGGCGGTACTGCGTACATACTCATTGGTGTCAACACAATAGTTGCGGTATGCTTGGTACAGTGTGCTGGAACTCTCCCTATAGCCATTGCCGACCTCGCACCGCTCATCGAGGAAATTGCCGAACCAGTCGTTCTGGTTACGGTAGTCATCAATGGCTTTCTGCACGGTGGCAGGAGTCGGAACTTTGTAATCCAAATCAATGACTTTCTTGGCACCCTCAATGACCCAGGTCAGAATGCTCTCTCCGGCGTTCTGATAGAGGTAATCGCCGTAGTTCTTAATATCGCTCTTTCCCTCGATTTTGGCGTTAAACGGAATCACGATCAGGCGGCGCCAGGTACCGTCATCGGATGCGCTGACCTTTGGCAGGTGGTTGGTGTACAGCACCAGGCTGTGGCTGGGAGAAAAGCTGAAGGGATCTTTGTACTTTTTCTCTGCAAAAATATCATCGGTGGAGCAGAGCTGCTTGACGGTGGAGTCATTCAGCCGAGCGCCTTCCTGCATCTCGGCGGCAATGAGCAGGCGTTTGCCCTTGACCTCTGCCATTTCCGGCTTTACATTGCGTCGGCATCCGAAGGTCAGAGTGTCGGCAGAGATATTGCCGCTGTACAGCCCAAGCACACGAGACACGGAATTCCAGAAGGTGGATTTGCCGTTACGACCACAGCCATATGCGATAATGAGGGCTTCGACCTCAACTTTACCGATTGCGGCAAGACCGCAGATCATCTGTACATAATCGATGAGTTCTCGATCTCCACAGAAGATAGTGTCCAGGCAGTCAAGCCAGATCTGCTTGCCACGATCACTGGGAGAAACGGTAGTGGTCTTGGTGATAAAGTCATCTGCGGAATGCTCTCGTGCGCCCGCCATGCCGAGACGCAGGTCATAGGTTGCATCCGGAGTGCAGAGCAGGTACGGATTGGCATCCAAGTCCTGCGGCGTGATCTCCAGCATGGGGCGGGACTCCTTCAGCGTGGCGGTGATATTCTTCGATGCGCGACGCTGGATGACATAGGACTGATAAGCCTTTGCCGCCAGAAATGCCTGATATACTTCTGCCTGATTCTCGTTCATCATTCCTTCGGCTTTGGCTTTACTGTTGTTGTCCAGAATCTCCTGCGCACCGCAAGTCTTAAGGGCGGCAAGAGCGTTCATCATATCCGAAGATGCCTCTTTCAACTGACGGCGCGTCAATTCGTGGGCAACAGCCTGTGCGCCCGGCTCGGTTTCCTGCCAATATCGGCCGTTATAGCGGATGTAGTGAGTTGCCGGGGAATAACGAAGTTCCCCAGAGAAGTACTTTGCCAAAACCTCGGCCTGTCCCACATCGGAGAAATCGTCCGGTTTGTAAGAGGTAGCATCGTTGTATACTTCGGGTGGAACATATCCGTCCTGCTGCTGAACCTTGGCGTAGAACTTCTGCGCACTGTGCCAGATAGTCATCAGTTCCTGCTGTTCCAATGGCGGCGTGCATTTTTCCGCTTCCTCCATGAAGCACTGGAAAGCCGTGTCGTTGTCACCATATTTTTTGATGACGCGTCCGGCAAAGCGGGACATGGTTGCGTTACGGCTGCCTTCGTGAATAACCTGTGTGCCGCCGTGTGTACTCTGGGGCATATCTGCATCAAAATCATCTGCAGATAGATACTCACTCAGGGTCATTTCGCCGGGGATGATTTCAACCTGCGGGTCTGTCGTCCCAAAGAAGAATCTGGCGGCGTCAAGAGCCTTGGTATCAAAGTACGGGAAGATGGTGTTGACCAGCTTCTTCATTTCGCTGTAAGCAGACGCATCGGTCATGTATTCGATAGGAAACAGCACATGGAACTTGGGCCGAGCGGGTTTGCCGTCTTCTCACGCATATGGAAGCGGCTGTAATGGACGGCGAAGGTAATGTCCGGAAACGCATTCTGCACGTCTGCTGGGGTAACCCAGTCGTCAGGATTTTCGGAGTGGTCGTTGTCGCAGTCCACAGGCAGGCAGTCCGAGCCGAGAAAGTTCTCGCCGTTTCGGTAGTGATTCATGTACTCAGCGCAGACATAGTCCTTTTTGACCGCATCCGCAAGCGTGGCGGCGTCTGTGACCTGAAACGGATGCGGATAGGAGCAGTTGCTGGGCGCGCCTAAGTAATCTGAACTGTAAATGGTAAACACGGTTTATACCTCCTCGCAAGTATTGGTAAAGTAGCGCAAGCGGTAGTTTTTCCACTTGGCTCTGCGAATTTCTGCCTCCATGCCGGACGAAATGCGGTCACCAAACACCCAAACCTCGGAGCATTTACTCATAAGGGCATTCCCGAAAAACAGCCCCAGCTGACGCTCCTTGGGATTGCTGTCATTGAGAAACTGCGGGAACAGCAGATGCGGCGCAACGGGAATATATCCTTTATCCACTGCAAACCGGCTGTAACTTTGAGCAGCGGCAACATTTTTCTCCACATCACCGGCATAGGGTGAGCAGATATACACGATGGGACGGAAGGCACGGAGCGCCTTTTCTTCTTTTTCTACGGCTGACATAGCCTCATAAGCGGTGGGATCATAATAGCCCTCGCTGTTGAATTTGTTGATACTCATGGGGTTTCACCTCGTTAATCTTTCTTATAGAAATCCGTTTCATAGCCATCGGCGCGAAGCTGTAAACCCTTTGCCCAAGGTGGAGTCCTGCCCATTTGGTCGCAGACTGCCTGCAAGGACATCTGGGGGTCAGCTTCAATGACCACTTCATCATGGATGTGCATCACAATAGAACAGCAGCCGAGCGTGTTCATGGCATAGCAGAGAATGTCACGGGCGGTTGCCTGAACGATATTCTCTACGAACTTGGGACCATAGCTGTCGAGCCGTTCCCATTTCTTCGTACCGCCGACACCTTCGTAGGTGATGCAGTCCCCGCCGAACTTGTTGATGCCGATTTTGGGTTTTACATAGGCAAGCTGCCTGCCGGACGGAAGTGCAATGAACAGCATCCCGCTTTTGCAGGAGAATGTGATGCCGTGGGTTTCGTTTGTGCGTTTGAAACGGACGGCTTCCATGACGGCGTAGTCAACATCCCACCACAGCTTTGTAATATTGGGATTGGCCTGCCGCCAGGCATCCACCAAGGGCGGCAGTTCTTCTTCGGAAAGCCCCATCTCAATAGCGCCCATTGCTTTTAAGGCACCAACCGAGCCGCCATAGCCGAGAGCCAGTTCCGCGATTTTTCCTTTCTGCCGGAGATGTCCGTTAATGCCGTGCTTTTCGACAGGAACACCGAACATCTGGGATGCCGAAGCGCAGTAGATGTCCTTACCCTCCGCAAAAACCTTCTGCCGCCAAGTTTCACCCGCAAACCAGGCAATGACGCGGGCTTCAATCGCCGAAAAGTCTGCTACGATAAGTTTCCTGCCTTCTGGCGCAACAAAAGCGGTGCGGATAAGCTGAGAAAGGGTATCCGGCACATCCTCATAGAGTATTTTCAAAGCGTCAAAGTCACCGCAGCGGACAAGGCTTCTTGCTTCGGCAAGGTCATCCAAATGGTTCTGCGGGAGATTTTGCATCTGAATGATCCGGCCAGCCCACCGACCCGTGCGGTTGGCACCGTAGAACTGGAACATACCCCTGGCACGACCATCTGAGCATACAGCAGTCTGCATCGCTTGGTATTTCTTCACGGAAGACTTAGCAAGCTGCTGACGCAGGGTCAGAACCGTCTGCAATTCTTGGGGAACTGTTTTCAGCATTTCAGCTACAGCTTTTTTACCGAGTGTATCTGTTTCTACGCCGTTGACGGACAGCCATTGCTTCATCTGCTGCACAGAATTTGGATTTTCCAAAGAGGTCAGATCCTTCATTGTCTTGGTCAGTTCGGAGCGGGAGCGCCCGTCCATTTGAATTGCCTGCCGCACCAGTTCCATATCCAGCGCAACACCACGGTCGTTGATTCCCTGGTCAATGCGGTACTCGTTCCACACACTGTCCGGCACGGGGTATTTGGTAAGCCGCGCTTGAATGGACATCTCCGTTTCAACATCTCGGATGTTGTATTTTTTGAAAGCAATCCACTTGCCTGGGGCATGAGCCGGTAAGTTGCGAGTACGCTGTCCGTTGGTTTTCGTAGGAGCGCATGGCTGGCAGAAGTATTTGATGAGTTCCTTGCCTTCGGTCAGCTTCTGCTTTTCAAGTCCAAGTACGGAACCGACACCCTCAAGTGAGAGCGGAAGTCCCATTGTGGCAGCCCAAACCATAGAGCAGTGCCATGATGCCGGGGAGAGATACTTTCCGGTGGGCATCCCCAGATAGCGTGACAGGCAGATGCGTTCAAAATTTGCGTTGAATGCCCATTTGGTAACGGTTTCGTCTGTCAATGCGGCGATGATGTCTGATGGGATTGTCTCGCCGCAGGCAAGGTCAACAAGCTGCACCGGTCTGCCATCCACGCTGTAGGAAAACAGCAATATTTCAAAAACGGGAGACTCCACATAGCGATATACGCCCGTTTTGGTAAGGGGCTGGTCGCTGTAGGTTTCGATATCAATTGAGAGAGTTTTCATAGCGTTCCTGTCTCCTGAGACAAAGCATTTTCCATCCCGTCATGGGCGGCTTTGATCTTACTGGCCCGCCCCGCAAGATGGTTAAGGGTTTCCCGAATATCCGGTGGATTTGTCGAATAGAAGTATCCTTGACTGCAAGAGCAGATGGGCACGCCAAGACATCTGAGTTCGTTTACCATGTGGCGAATCTCTATTCCTTTACAGCGGAATATGCCTTCGAGGGCCTTGCTTTTAATTGCATTGTCCCTACCCATATGCTCATTTTCCATGTATTTTTCAAAAGCGTTCATTATTTTTCACCCTTTCATTTCCCCAATAGGGCGGCAGATTGCTCCACCGCCCATGGGGTACTGTGTTTTACTCGTGCAGATTTTTCATGCGGGCTTCGTGATATTCCACCTCACGAAGGGCACGCTCTTTTTCAAGCTGCTGCTTTTGGGCTTCCCAGGCATCGTTCCTTTTGCTGCGCTTGTGGTCTTCAATGGTGTCAATGACCGAGCGGACGATCCAAAAGACCGCCAACAGGAGATACAGGCTGAGAAGCAGAATACAAAGAATCGTAGTCAGTTCCATGTTCGCTTACCTCCTTAAGCCAGAAAATCATCATCGTCATCGGTCGCAAAGTCGGACTCTGCACTTGCTTTACCGCCCAGCGGCTCACCGGCACGGATCAGCTGAAGGTTGTTCAGACCGCAGGCGATGCCCTTGTTACCGTTGGAATTGAAGGCGTAGAAGTTAATGCTGGCGCGGCCATACACACCGGAGTAGACCTCGGAGCGGGTCAGCACGGGATTGCGGTCAGCATCCACGATGCCGGGAGCAGTGGCAGAATTGGCGTTGACAAAGTATGCGTTGGCATAGGCAGGGTCATCGGGACGTTCCATATCGCCGTCCCTCAGGGGGTTCTTAATGGCAGCGAGGGGAGGAACGGAACGACCGTTGCCCTTGAGCTTTGCCTGCCCCTCCTGGTAGGCAGCTTCAATAGCCGCCTTGATCTTTGCGACCGTCTTGGTATCGTACTTGGGGATGATGAGACTGACGCTGTACTTTGCTGCGCCGCCGTTGATGGACTTAGGCTCCCAGACGTTGGCGTAGGACCAACGAGTGTCGGGTCCGGTGATGACCTTCATAGGATTGTTGACTCTGGTTGTGTTGTTGGTAGACATATTAAAATTCCTCCATAAAATCATTTTTTGCGGTGTTTATTGCCGGACGCTTGTCGCTCTCCGGCACGAGCGCGGGTTTGCCCTGCGGCTTTTCAATGTAGGGCGAGAGAAGTTCCTCAAAGCGGCTCTTGCCGAGCAGTTTCTGCATAGCTGTGATACCGAGAACTTTACGCTCATACGGGTCGAGTCCTATGCTTTCAACAGCGACAGCAACGGCGGTATCACTGGTGTACTTGCGATTGGAACGACCTTCGATCAGCTTCCAGCCCGGCCAGTCCTTTCCGCTGACTGCCTGCTGAAGGGCGTATTCTTTCACATCGGACGCCCAGGCGGTGAGGGCATCGACCTTTCCGAGAATGTCGGCAATCTCCTCGTCGGCGAGGAGCGCAGGCGTCTCAAAGTCGTAACGAGCAAGTGCCAGGTTTGCTTCGGCACGTTCTCTACATTCGGCTTTGGCCTTGCAAAACCGGCACCACTCGCCGCAGTGGAACTCGCCTTGACCCTCATAGGCCAGCTTTGCCTTTTCGGATAACTCACCATCTGCCCATTCAAGCAGAGCGTCCTTTTCAATGAAGTCTGTGCTGATATTGCCTTTGCGGGGTTGGAAAATCGTCATGCGGACGGATTCAATGTCATAGATGCCATCGAAAATTGCTAAGGCACCCAAGGCATAGAGTCGCATCTGGGGATTTCCCACAGCGCTGACCTCAACGCCTTTTCCATGCTTGTAATCCACGATGTTCATGACACCGTCGGCAATCACAATGCAGTCTGCTGTTCCGAATCCGTCCTGCACCCATCGGGAGAAATCTACTTTCTGTTCAATGCAGACCACAGGGTCGGAACAAGTCCGCTTTGCCGATTCCAGAAGTTCTACCACATAGGCGGCATAGGCTTCGGCGCAGTCCTCCATTTCTGAGTTGTACCAGGTAAGATTTTCGATGATGTCTTCTGTCGGAATGCCGAGAGCCTGTTTTAGCCGCATCTCGCATAAGGCGTGACAATCCGTACCTTCGGCGGCATAATCGCTGCCTTTATCCTCATAGGCTTCGCAAAGCCTTGCGGAAGGTGGACAGTTAAGCCATCGTTCTGATGACGATGCCGACAAAACGGCGTGTCCTTTAGGTGGCATCTGTCAACACCTCCGCATCGGCAAGGAGCGCCCTGTAGTTTGAGGGGGCTACGCCGGACAGCTTGGCTGCACCATACTTTTGAAGCAGAGCGCGAATTTCTGCGGTATGTCCCTGTCGGGACTTGTCCGCAAGCACGGCTCTGACCTGTTCCAGGGTCAGTACGGGTTCGGCAGGGGTGGCAGCGTCATGGGCTTCGTCAGCCGGAGCGGCGCTGAACATCTCTGCCAGTGTGTCTGCCACATCATTAATAGTGGCTGCGGCGCTGCGCAGATCCTTGATTGCCAGATCCAGTTCGCTGAGTTTGCCCATTGACGTTGCCTCCTTCCTTGATTTGCTTCTGTTTAATAGCGTGGTTGACTTTCTTCGCCAGGTTTGCGGATACGATGATGAAGTCCAAGAGCAGATCAACCAACTCTTCCTCCGGAGTCATCACCGTGATGTTGTCGGACTTGTGCATTCTTTTTCACCTCCTGCAAGGGGGCTATATCGGGATGCCCCTTACAGTTGGCACTTGGTCAGCACAATTCCGTTTTGACGAAGGTTTTTGAAAAAACTTCAGAAAAATTTTCAGAAGATGTCCGACACCTCTGCATCAAGCGCTTTCCGCAGTTTTTTCAGGCGGGAGAGCAGCGTGGTGCGCGGGATGCCCAATGCCTTTGCAATGACGGCATCGCTCTGTCCCTGCAGACGCAGTTCTCCCATACGAATGGCTTCCGGCATGATTTCGCGGATGCGGTCAAGCAGGATCTGCATTTGCTCCACATCGGCCACAATATCCGCAAACAAGGGTGAGCCGTCGGAAATGACATCGTGCTTGGTCATCTCGCCATCATCGTCATCCGCACTGGGGATAGGCTCGTCCATTGAACAGGCCTTGGGGTTTTCAAAGCGATAACGGCAATTCTCACAGTCGGTATCGCAGTAAAGCCACTTTCGCTTTGGGCAGGAGCAGAGTCCCTGGCGCATCTGTCGGCGGCGAAATACGCTCGTTTCCTTATAAAAGGAGTCAAACTCCTCTTTAGTGACCGGGATTTTCTGATTCCCGTTCTGGATAAAGATGTAATACTTGTTGTCATTGATTGTCATAAAAAAGTCCTCCGTTTTTCGATTTCTCGAAACGGAGGACTCTTGGTGCTGCCGCAAAATGGGTATAGGAAACCGACCGCAGTCCTAACGGAGTTCTCCGTTTCGGAATGCAGCAAACCCGCTCAAAAGGCAGCTACAGTATTTACTTGTCCACCAGATACCGTTGAGCCATCGGTGATCGGTCGATGCAGTGCCTGATGGTGGAAACAGTCAACTACGTTTTGCTGACTGTATCTTAATTATAGAAGAAAGAACTCTGTTTGACCCGGACACGGCTTGTCCGCTGAATATGGGGACAATAATGTAAAAAGCCCTCTCCAGACGAGTACTATGACTCGTTGGAGAGGGCATAAGACGTGTGCGAGTATGGAACTGCTTCATTTTTGCCGGACAGGATGTGTCCGTTTGGAAGAAATATTTTTTTATTTTCTCTGGATGTGGCTTAGTTCGTTTCCTTCAAGCGCAAAATCACACGAGTGTCGCAACATAATATTCGCAAACTCATTCATTATATTGACTTCTCGAACAATCTGTGCTATAATTTATAAAGGAATCTGCAGTTGCAGAATTACACGAAAGGTGAGGTGTACCATGGGTATTAACTATAAGCGGCTTTGGAAACTTCTTATTGATAAAGACATGACAAAAACTGAGTTAAGGAAGCAAACCGAAATAGCATCGAGTACCCTATCGAAGATGAGCAGAAACGAGTATGTTTCTTTGGAAGTGCTTGTTCGTATCTGTTGCGTATTAAACTGCGAATTAAGTGACATTGCCGAAATTGAAAAATAATGCAAAGGTGTATATAGATATGGAAGAAAGAAAAATTGTCTCCATCAGCCTGTTCTCTGGCGCAGGTGGGTTAGATGTAGCCAGCTTTTTAGCTGGTGTTCCTGTTGTTTCAAGTACTGATTTCGATTCAGACTGTATAAAAACCCTCAAAATGAACGAGTTATTTAAAGACTCTGAAATAATTGAAGGGGATTTGCATCAGATAAAAAGCAGCGTTTTCTCTGATGCCTTGAAAAAAAGAGATTATGATAAGTTTATTGTTATTGGTGGAGCACCGTGCCAACCATTTTCAAAGGCTGGGTATTGGGTCGGAAACAATACGCGGAGGGGAATAAATGATCCGCGTGCCACTTTAGTAGACGAATACCTGCGTGTGGTTTGCGACCTCCATCCCGACGGGTTTGTTTTTGAAAATGTTGAAAGTCTGCTCCATCCGACGAATCGCATCATTGTTGATCGTTTTATCGAGATTATTACAGAGCAAGGGTATAAATATAAAATTGTCCGTGCCAATGCTCTGGACTATGGTGTATCTCAAAAGAGAAAACGCCTTTTTATCATTGGCACCTTGGGCGAATTTCAAAGTGATGCGCCGCATAAAACACACTGCGCACCTGAAGAGTGCGAACGAACCGGTTTATTGCCATATGTAAATGTTGGTAAGGTCATTGCAGGGTATGATGGCCCAGAATACTACGAACCCGAGGAAGAAACCAAAGGCGGAACCTATTATAGTGACCTCTGTGAAGTACCTCCTGGCATGAACTACAAAGCACTTACGGCTTGGTATGGCTATAAGAATCCCAAGTTTGTTGCGGATAAACGTTTTTGGAGTTTTCTTTTAAAGCTGTCACCAGATATGCCTTCTTGGACAATCACTGCGCAGCCTGGTCCGTGGGTTGGACCTTTTCATTGGGATAACCGAAGGCTCAGAGTGCCAGAAATTGCAGCTATTCAGACATTTCCAAAAGGATATAAGTTTTATGGAAGCAGAAGATCTGTACAGAAGCAGATTGGTAATGCTGTTCCTGCACTTATGGGTAAAGCGATGATTGAGTTTGTGAAAGAGAGTTTACAGAAATGAGCATAAAAGTTCTAAGCATTTTCTCCGGTGGCGGCGGAATAGATTGCGGATTCAAAAAGGCGGGCTATGATATATGCTTTTCCACAGATTTTTGGCAGCCGGCTTGTGACACACTGGAAAAGAACAAGGTTGGTCGTTTAGTTAGATGCGCAGATATACGCCAAGTCGACTACGCCAAGGAATTGGCATCTATCGACCTTACTGTCGGTGATATTGATGTATTGGCTGGTGGACCACCATGCCCTGCATATTCCAAATCGCGTTTTTACCGCACAGATAAGAAACGGGCACTTGAGGATGAAAACTCTTTCACCCTGTATGAGTATTTCCGTGCTTTGGATGAAATTAGGCCAAAAGTGTTTTTCTTTGAAAATGTTTTTGGATTTGTCTACAAGCCTCACAAGGCAGCCTTCGATTTGCTGAAAGAGCGAGCGGATACTCTTGGCTATGATATTAGCTTCAAAGTTATCAACACAGCAAATTATGGCGTTCCTCAAATTAGAGAACGATTTATTTGTATCGGTGTAAGACGCGATATCGGCAAACCCTTTGTATTTCCTGAAGAGACGCATTATAATCCCGAAAAAACGGGTGGCGATGCTGCATTAGGAAAGAAGCCGTGGGTTACCTGCGGTGATGCTATCGGAGACCTGGATTATGATCTTCCCGAAGATAAGGATATGCAGGCTGGTTCCAAACACAAAGACTTGCTCAAACTGGTGCCTCCAGGTGATAATTATCTGTATTTCACAGCGGAACGTGGCTATCCAGACCCCATTTTTAAGTGGAGATCTCGCTATTGGTCCTTTTTGCTGAAACTTTCTCCTGAAAAACCTTCTTGGACCATCCAGGCGAGTTTCTCTAACAATATGGGACCGTTTCATTGGAAAAATCGATTTCTGCGCATTAATGAAATTAAACGAATTCAGACTTTTGACGATGAGTACGAATTCTGTGGTGATTTTAAGGATCAGTGGCGTCAGATTGGCAACGCTGTTCCCCCAATATTGGTCGCACAGATCGCGCAGGCTATAAAGGATCAGTATTTTAAGGAGGGTTAAATATGCCAAACACACTACCTTTTGGCACGCAGTTTTCTCCAAACCAAATAGAACTACCGAAATTACTCCAACTCATCATTGATAATGAAGGCGATGATACAGCACCACTGATTACGGCTATTGCGGGCGCTTTTTTCAGTACAAATGCCACGGAACAACAACGGAATATGGCAGGAAACTGCAAAAACTCTTTAGTTTCGTATGGAATTCTTGAAAATGGCGGAGGTGTCCACATCACTGAGTTTGGCAGTACACTTCACGGTATTGCTGATAATAACGAACAGTGTGAGGTTCTGGCAAAACACATACTTAAAAACCTTAATGGTATGATTCTCATCGATGTTCTACGCGGTATGCATCGCAATGGAGAACGGATTTCCAAGGAAACTGTCGTTGAGGCACTGAACTCTCGTGGTTTCGGTCTCAGCAGGACTTCTAATAATGTCCCTGTTATGAAATTGTGGCTAAACAAAGCAGGCGTTCTCTGCGGATGGAGGATTGACGAGCATAAACTGAGTGAATTAACCGAGTTGTCAGAAAGTGAATTCAGATTACTCAGAACCCTGCGGCCCGAACCGTATTATTTTCTCCGTGCGCTTTGTAATACGACCTCAGAAAACTACCAAAAAGCAGCAGATATTCGTCAATTGGCAATGGCGACCTACGGGATAACCTTTACGGAGAGCAATTTCTCTCAGACGGTAATTCGTCCTTTGACAGAAGAGGGACTTATTGAGATTCAACGTGCTACAGAAGGTCGCGGGGCCCGCTCCCCTCTGGTGAAACTCACGGAATTGACAAAGAGAGATATGGTATTACCGCTGTTACAACAATTGGAGGGTATAATCGACAGAGATGTTATAGAATATCTTCAGAAACCGTTGGAAGCATTACGTGCGGATATTGATTCGGCGGACACCTATTTGAAAGGTTTGGCTCTTGAGGCTTTTGCAATTAGAATCATGCGAATCATTGGATTGGATTTTATTCAAACACGCCTTAAGGGTAATGAAACAGCTGGTGCAGAAGTGGATGTTCTCTTTGATTCCAGTCGGTTACTCTATACAAGATGGCAAGTGCAGTGCAAAAACACGCACAAAGTTTCGCTTGATCAGATCGCAAAAGAGGTTGGGTTATCTCATGTCTTGAAGACAAACGCCATTGTCATCATGACAACCGGCGTTGTTTCAGAAAAAGCCCGAGAATATGCTACCCAAATCATGAAAACAATGAACCTTTGTATAATTATTGTCGAAGGTTCTGATATTGACGCAATCATCGAGGAACCCACAAAAATACTGGATATTTTTAATCGAGAGTCTTTGAATGCGAAGCATATAAAAGTTTTTGAATAAGGAGGGATACTATGCCGGAATATAAATGGGCACTTGGCAATGGGGATATTGTGTCTGCAGATTACAACCGAACGGATGACTCACTTTCAAACGAGCAAGTGTTGGCAGAATTACAATCTGCTTTTCAACAGTTTGGCCACTCTGTTCACTGCGAACCGGTTAGTGATCAGCTTCCAGAGGTTTACACAATTACTTTTGACGATGCCACTTTGGAGCGGATTACTATTTGTGCTAAAGGTACAACTCCTGGCGGACGGGCCAACTTGAACGATGAACAAAGAACGCAGCAAAAAAGTAAATATATAAATTATGCATATTCGAAATTACAGGCAGGAGAATCTGCAGTTCAGTTAGGAATATATAGGCGTGACGGTCAGACTGTGTTTTGCGCATGGAAGCTGAAGCAGTCTTCTGCTGGAGCAGAAACCCCTATCTCAAAACAAATTAAGATTACTACTATTGCACAGGCTATGAAAGAGGGGTTCGTACAACAGGACAAGGGTTCTGGTGAGTATGCCTGCGCTTTCCGCAAAGAGTTCATGTATTTTTACATTCGTAACGCTGAATGGCTTCACGGATCGCTTGTAACTGAACTGTCAAATCACACCACACCTCTGCCTGACAGTTCGGTTGATAATGAGACAGCTTTTAGGGTTTGGTTTGCAGAATTGGAAAAGGACAATGGTGAACACTACTCTGAAAACACTCAGAATCAGTACACCAGTGCTTTAAAGGCTGTTGGCTTGACTTTTGCAGATGCTATCAGGCCCTTCGCGTCCGTCTTTGAAATTGATGACCTTGGAACCTTTGAAAGAACGGTATCTGCCATTACAGCAGATGATGGTTTTGAACAATTTAATCGTAATCGTGGTAACGGTTCATTGTCTGCTGGTCTGGATCTCTATAAGCGTTTCTTGATTGAACGGGCAGAGCAAATTCCAAATGCTTGTTACAGTACGGGTTATCAGAGTACTTTCCCTCGTAACCGTATCCTCTTCGGCGCTCCTGGTACTGGTAAAAGTTTCACTCTGAATCATGAAAAGGATGTTTTACTTGCTGATGGCGGTGAATATGAGCGCGTGACCTTCCACCCGGATTACTCCTACGCTAATTTTGTCGGCACATATAAGCCTGTGCCGTGTAAGGATAGCGATGGCAAGGATGCAATCACTTATTCCTATGTGCCAGGCCCATTCATGCGTACCTATGTGAAAGCACTCCAAAACAGCAGAACTGATTATTCCAAACCTTTCCTCCTCATAATTGAGGAAATCAACCGCGCCAATGTAGCAGCAGTGTTCGGTGATGTATTCCAGTTGCTTGACCGTGGTGATGATGAGGTCAGCGAATATCCGATCCAGGCATCAGAAGACATTAAAAAGTATCTGGCAGGAGAACTCGGCGGCACTCCCGACGATTATGCTGAAATCCGTATCCCAGACAATATGTTCATTTGGGCTACCATGAACAGTGCTGACCAAGGTGTATTCCCAATGGATACCGCTTTTAAGCGCAGATGGGACTTCACCTATTTGGGTATCGATGACAGCGAAGCCGGAATCGTTGGCAAAAAGGTCATCCTCGGTCGAGACGATTATCGCCGCTGTGTGGAATGGAATGCGCTCCGCAAAGCTATCAACAATGAACTTCTCTCTTATAAAGTGAATGAGGACAAACTGATGGGGCCGTATTTCATTTCCAAGAAGAATATGCCTGAAGGCGAAATGATTGACCCTGCTGTTTTCGCACGTATCTTTAAGAACAAGGTTATTATGTACCTGTTCGATGATGCTGCAAAGCAGAAACGCCTAACATTGTTTGCAGGATGCGAAGATAAAAACAAAAACTTGTATTCTAAGATATGTAGCGAATTTGATGCCAAAGGTGTGTACATTTTCTGCGATAACATCAGCAGTCAGTTTATTGATAGCGTTCCAGAGGATGATGGAGAATGATTTCAGTATTTTTACGCGAACAAAAACGCTATACCCAGGAAGACCTGGTTAAAGAGTTTCACTGCTCCGAAGAAAAGACTGTCCGTATTCTGAAGCGTCTGAAAGAGTATGGTGTTCTGAAGGCTGTAAAAGCAAATGATACCCAGAAAGATCTTACCGACCTCATAGATGATGACATTGAAATTGCTGATGTCGCGGTCGGCGAAAATGAATATTTGTATGTGTTCACTTTTGTGGGTGTTATTACCATTGAAGGTCGCGTATTGAAATGCTACCCGAAATATCTGCTTGATGCCACGGCTCCGAAATCCGAACTGAAACAAGTACTAAAGGTTCTGGAAAAGTATAATTCCAAGGAGCAGATTATTCGTATGTACAACGATACGAGTGACAGCAGTGCATTTAATATGCTGTCTGTAATGCTGTTCCTCCTCCAGGATTATTTCGAGTATGGTGCCTACACCAACACACAGGATATCATCGAATCCAACGGGTCGGGTGATATCCTGTGGGATAAAACCATTAACGAAACTTTTACCCTCTTAAGCAACAACCGGCCGTATTACCCAGAATTGTTTACTATGAAGCGTGTGAATGACGATTTTGATTTTTTCAAGCGTCTGCATGAATGTATCCTCACTCGCTGCACAGAGGAATTAAGAGATGCCGACCTGTTGGATTTGTTTGATATTATGGGCGTTGACATTTCTGACGAGCAAATCGAGGATTTCGGTGATAAGGAATATGTTCTGGATCGCATTATCAAGGAACTCAATGTTCAGTTCAATACCCGCAAACAGCTTTTGCTGAAAACGCTGTATGCCTACATAGCAAACAGCAGCACACTGGACGATTTGGATTGCTTCAGTATGTTCGGAACAAATAGTTTTAACCTGGTATGGGAAAAAGTCTGTGCAGAGGTAATGGATAACCAGTTGCAGAAACCTATCGGTGGACTGCGACTGCCTGTACCGTTGACCGAGCAATACCGCGATATGCGGCATAAGAAACTCATTGACTTGATTGATAAACCTCAGTGGTCCGGGACTGCGCCGAACGGTGAGCCATTTGTGAAGCTGGCCGAGGATACGCTCATCCCAGACCTCATTTCCATCGTTAATGCCGATGGGGACTATCAGTTTATCATCTTTGATGCCAAATACTATAATATTCAACTGGAGCAAAACAAAAAGTTGCGTGGTCAGCCAGGTATCGAATCCATCACCAAGCAGTATTTGTACCAGCTGGCATATCAGCCGTTTGTGGAAGCGCACCAAATCAGAACTGTGCATAATTGTTTCCTTATGCCCACGGCTTCGGAAAACATTATATCGCTTGGTACTGTTTCTCTGGCTATGTTGGGCAGTTTGGGACTTAAGGATATTCAAGTGCGATTGCTGCCTGCAAAACTGATGTATCAGCACTACATTGAAAACACAAAAATAGACATTCAAGCCTTAAATCTGTAAAAAGGAGGTAAAGCCATGGCGCCTGTTGCTTCACCCTCACCATCAAACAAGAAAGATAATACCGATGACCATGTCTTTACCGAAAAGCGTGTTCTGCGCATCCCAAAAGATCTGGTTCTTTCGTACTATAAACGACACCCCGATTTTCAGAGTGCCATCGATAGCGGAAAGTACATCTATATTGGCGGCATATTTGTCCTTCGTCCTATAGCAATCATCCTATTGGAACGGAATGTTGATGTTCACGCATTTTTCCGTTCTCAAAGAATCTTTGGAAAGAAAAATGGGCTGGCGGCTTTCTGTTTGTGCGAAGAGTATCTATTTGTTGATCGGGCACCAAAACCTGATGAGTTATATCATTCCTCTAAAGAATATAAGGGTAAGCGGATAGTCCATGCCGAAAAAATCGCATCAATCGATACGATTTCTGAGGAAATGTTTCGGATTATCATTTCCGGCGGTGGACAAGAACCTCCACCTAATTTTGGCGGAATGTTATCCTTTTTCATGGAACTGAAAGATGTTACTGAAGAAGGGCTGGCAGAATTGACAGGCATATCTGATCGTACAATTCGTCGATACAAAAACGATGAAGGTGACCGACCGACAATTGAAAATGTTGTTGCCATCGGGATTGCTCTGCACTTGTTTCCACACCAAAGTGTCAATTTGCTTGGTGCGGCGGGTTATCAGTTGCGAAAAAACCCTAAAGAGCGTGCATATCAATACCTTATCGATGTTGCATACAATAACACAGTCTATGAGTGTAATGAGTTCTTAAAAAATTTAGGAATGCTACCGTTAACAAATCTATAGAAGGGGGAATTCCTGTGGCTGACCGTTCGTTTAAGGAATACATCGGCAGTAGATTTTATGATCAATTCTTCAATGCCATAAAATCGTATATCATACAGAACCGTCATAATATCGAACTGCGTTCACGTACGGTCAGTAACGCTGATTACGCAGAACTCTCAGATTTTACAATCAAATCTGTTGGAATCGATGACCGAGATGGTATGGGAATCGCATTTGATGTCCTTGTTGAAGCGGAAATTTACGTCAAGGAGCACCATCGACATCGTGATATTATTGAGGATACCTGTTTTCCATGGCTCATTCTCTCCTGCACAGCTGATCTATCCAGAAATTTGGATGACCTCTGTATTCACCAGGTCGACCAGTACAATCAAAAAAGTAAACAGAGCAAGCCTTTGTCAGATTCTTTGGTTCCGATCAGCTATAAAATCGACCTTGATAAGATAGCTGCGGAATTTTTGAGAAAGCATTACCCAGAAGCATTACGAACCCCTATGCCGGTTGACCCCACGGTCCTTGCCGACAGGCTCGGTCTTTCGGTTGTTACGCAAGAACTGACAGAGGATTTTTCTGTATTTGGACAGATTTTCTTTCACGATTGTGATACCGAAGTATTTAATTCCGGCACTGGGAAGATGGAAACAGTTCACTTTCCGGCAAAGACTATAGTTGTTGATCCCAAGGCGTTTCTTTTGAGAAATCTGGGGTCTGTTAACAACACTATTGTGCATGAATGCGTCCATTGGGATCAGCATAGAAAAGCCTTTGAACTGGAGCGGTTGTATAACCGCGATGCCACACAAATAAAATGTTTGGTTATTGGTGGGTCGAAAGGTTCTTCCGACAGAACTGCTGCCGACTGGATGGAGTGGCAGGCAAACGCCTTAGCCCCTCGCATACAGATGCCGATAGGGGCGTTTAAGACGAAAGCGGCTGAATTTATTCGTAAGTATCAACGAGAAATGAAAGCTGCTCATATCGTGGATGTAATGGAAGCAGTCATCGATGCTCTTGCTGCATTTTTTGTTGTCTCTCGTCATGCTGCGAAAATGCGCATGGTGGATGCGGGTTATGAGGAAGCCATCGGTGCTTTTACCTTTATTGATGGGCATTATGTGAGACCCCACGCTTTCAAAAAGGGTAGTTTACAAAAAGATCAGACATACTGCATAAGTGCAGATGATGCGCAGATTATCGCTTTCAGCGATATGCGTCTTGCCGACCAGTCCCAAAAAGGTTCCTACATATATGTGGATTCGCATATGTGCTTGAATGACCCTAAGTATGTCACCCGAGATGAAAATAACGTCGTGCAGATGACTGATTACGGCCGATTGCACGTTGACGAGTGTTGCCTTGTTTTTAAGCTAAAAGTAAAGGCAACCAATAAATATGGCGAGGAATTTTATAAAGAGTGCGTTCTCTTTAGGGATGTAAATTCCGGTATTATCTTTCAGACCACTTTTGCAAAAGATGTCAGCGAAAATGTTATGGATAAGGCTGATGCAATTCTTGCGCATGAAAACGAGATGCAACGAGTATTGCAGGCTTTGCCTGCAACATTTGGGGATGCCCTTATTTATCTCATGGAATGGGCTGATATTTCCGTAGAGACCTTGGCGGAAAAGGCTTTAATATCGCCCAAAATGGTTCAGCGTATGCGCAATGATCCATCATATCCAAAGAACATCGACAGCGTAGTGGCTATTTGCATTGGGATGAATTTACCACCAGAATTAAGTAATGCGCTCATCAGCAGATCTGGCTACAACCTACGTCTTGCACAGAACGAAGCACATTTAATGTATAATTTTTTCCTCAACCATCTCTATATGGGATCAATCCACGAATGTAATGATATGCTGGTAGCAAAAAGTCTGCCGGTGATGACGGGAACAGAATGACTGCTCTTATTCATTTTTGCTGACATAGAGCAAAGGCACAAATGCCGGACTGACATTTAACAGGTGTCAGCCCGGCATTTTTATTTAGCTATCAGTCTCCTCTGTATTATCCGATACAGCGGCCCTCGCAAGAGCCGCCGCGGCAGCCGCTTCTTTCTGATGCTTTACCGTCCAGCCACCCTTGGGCGAAGGCTTGTAGGCCGCATTAACATCGTAGATCAGTGCAGACTCATCCGCAAAATAGATGCCCGGAATATTCCAGTTCTCTTCAACAGACCAATTAGCGGTTTTACGGATAAGGTCCGTAATAGCTGCGCTGCTGATTTTAATCTGGTACTTCTGCTCTCCCTCTGGCTTGGAGAAAGGCAGAGCGTTGGGCGCATCCTTATCACAGGCACGGATAGCAAACTGCTTGTCCTTCGTGTTGATCAGAACCTGAATGTACGGAGCATAGTGCAATTCAGCGGCGGTCTGATTGTTGAACTTCAGAATGTTGCCGGTCACAGTAGCAACAGATGCGGAACGGGTTCTAATGAGGTCAATGACGGTGAATTTCTCTAAAATAGACATGGTAAGTTACTCCTTTTCAATTACAAAGTTTTCGTCCTCCAACACAGTTGAAGGGGCGGTTTCAGTTGTCGTAGCCAGCTTTTCCATAATGCTGGCTACATCTTCTTGTTCCCAGGTGGGGTCTGCAATGAAAAATCCGGCCAAATGGCCTTTTACCACATAACGTGGTTTACACCGCTTGGTCTTTCGTTTTCTATATCGTCGTTCTTTACGGATTTGCTGTGCCAACAGCCAGTCGCTTCGTTCAATAATAGGGGCATGGTGTCCCTCAATGAAATACTGCGTTTCCAGTCCGTTGTTTTTTACACTCTTGTGAGTAAAGAAGTCTATCGTCACTGTTTTTTGACACAAGGCATCGCCACAGTATTTTTCATTGCGTAGAATGCCAAGGACGCTGCCGGAACTCCATGTCGATAGACCTTTTACGGTCAGAATGCCGCTTTTCGTCAGCAGTTCCGCAATCTGAGTGGATGAGTATCCTTCCAGATAGAGACTGTATATCGTGCGTACCACATCTGCCTCGTCCTCATCAATCTCCCAATCACGCCCTTTGTAGCCAAGCAGAGACCAGTTCGGATATATACCCATACCTTGGGCTCTGCGGCGCTTAAAAGACCATTTCAGACTATTGGACTTCTGCTCTGATTCGCTCTGAGCAACGAGACTTAATACGGTGATGACCATATCGCTGCTACGATCCAGAGTGTTGAGCTTTTCTGTTTCAAAGTACACACCCACAGGTGGATTGAGTTTGCGAAGCATAAAGATGTAATTAAGGCTGTCCAACACATTTCGTGCAAAACGGCTGACCTGCTTTGTGATAATCAGATCGATTTCACCCGCTTTGCATTTCTCTATCATTTCAAGAAAATGTTCGCGGTGCAGGACAGAGGTGCCGGAGATGCCCTCGTCAGCAAATATGCCTGCAAATTCCCATTCGGGGTTTTCATGAATCATTTTAGTGTAGTTTTGCACCTGTAATTCATAGCTGCTGGCCTGGTTATCCTCTTCGGTGCTGACTCTGCAGTATGCACAAACGCGGAGTTTTTTCTTTTCCACATCTGCAATCATGTCCTTTTTTGCGGGAATTATCTGGACTTCTTTTTGAGGGCCATTCGCATACACCTCACGAATCGCATCTTTGGTGGATTGCCTTTTTTCATCGCTTCGACCGCGTGGTCGAAGTGGTTTTTTCTTGGTTATTTTCATGGGGATTCACCTCCTCCTGCTGCATAATTGTAACCACGGCAAGAAATCCGCAGTTTACGGCAGCACGGAGCCGGCGCACCTATATTATACGACAAATGCGTTATTTTTGAGAAATAAATACATCTCAGCTAAGATGTACTTTGGCAAAAAAATAAGAAGCCCGAAGGCTTCCTATCATTCGTTATCATGGCTCATAGCTTTGAGCATATGAATGGCCGCTTCTTTTTGACTTGGCGTCAAGCATATCCAACAATCGAACAGTTCCTTCATATCAGGAGAAAGTTCCACCATGTCTGTATCGGCAAAGAACTGCGACATAGTGATGCCGAATCCTTTACATATCGTCTCAAGGGTCGCAACGGAGGGAACAGTATTTCTTCTGAATATGTTACCGATGGTAGACTGTGCCAAACCGCACTCTTTTGATAGTTTGTACTCCGTCCAACCGCGTTCCCGCAATAACTGCTGGAGACGAGCGTGCGTATCCATAGCATCACCACCTTTCTCATAACTATTTTACTTCCAAAGTGAACCGTAAAATACATACGAGTTGAAGTGAGAATAGGTATGTGATATGATGTAGTGTTGGATAGATCATACTGCGGAGGGGTACGCATGACCGAAACAGAAAAGCGAAAGCACCGGGTTTGCTTCACCGGGCATAGGCCTGAAAAATTGTCACGATGCGAAAAAGATATAAAAACGGACTTGGAAAAAGAAATCCGTCAGGCAATCGCTGACGGACTGAACGTCTTTATTACTGGCATGGCACGAGGGGTGGATATTTGGGCGGCTCAGATTGTCCTGAAGCTTCATAGTGAAGGGATGAATGTAAAGCTACTATGCGCCTGCCCTTATGATGGGTTTGAGCGAGGATGGAGCAATGATTGGCAAAGGCAGTATACTGATATATTAGGGTCTGCCGATTTCGTAAAATATGTTTGTCCGAGATATAGCCGTTCCTGTTTCCAAATTCGAAATGAGTGGATGGTCAACCATGCTGCCAGAGTGATTGCTGTCTTCAATGGCGAAAAGAGTGGTACAAAGAATACCATTGATTATGCCGATAAAATTGCGGTGCCAGTTGTTCGCATCGAGGGATAA